CTAGAGCAAGACCTGCACCACCCGCGTCAAGCGATCCCCTTCGCCATGTGTCGCGCTGATCTGCGCGACCTCGATGGCGAGCGCCGTCTGGGGACCGCCGAAATCGGCGATCTCCTCGGCGGCTGGGTAAAGCCACGCGGGCTCCGCTGTCTGCACCTCGCGCTTCAGGGTCGCGCCGTCGAAGACCCGCACGCGATAGGCCTCCGGTGGGTCGATCTGCGCGATGTCGCCGGCGGCCCAGCCATCCCCGCCCCGGCGCGCCCGCCGGAACCAGCCGAGCGCCACCCCTTGCGCGGTGCGCCGCGCCCGCAGCCGATAGGGCCGCCAGGGCGTGAGCGCCCGGCCGGTTGCGGCAAAGAAGAGCGCCGTCGACGCCGGGCCATCGGGCGGCGCACCGGCGGGCGCGGCGCGCCAGCCCAGCATCGCCCCGCGCTCCCAGTCCGAAAGCGCCACCCGCACCAGTCGGTCGTCGATCAGCACGGCCAGGCTGCCTTGCAGCGCGCCCGCTTCGGCGGCGGCGTCGCTGCCGAACTGGCCGCGCAGCAGCCCAGACAGCCTGTAGCGGCGCGCCGCCAGAAGGGTCGCGGTGCGGAACTGAAGATATTCCACTGCGCCGCCGGTCCCCATGATCGCCATCAGATTGGCGCCGCCCAGCACCTCCGTCGGGCTGGCGGAGGCAAGGGCGCCGCAGGCAAGCTCGATCTCGATTGCCGCCGCCTCGTCCCAGCGGCCCGCCGGGCCCGGCGCCAGCGGCGCAGCAAGCACCCCCAGCGCGGCGGCCCGGTCCGCCCGAGCGCGGGCGGGCGCACCGGCAGGATCGCCCGCAAGCCAAAGCCCGACGCCGCCGGGCCACGGATCGGCGCTGGCGGCGAAGAGCGGGCGGGCGTCGTCTGACCCCTCGAAAGCCGGCGGGTCGATCAGCACCGCAAGCGGCGGCGCCGCAGGGGCTGCCTGCGGCGCGGTCTGCGGCGGCGAAGGTGGCGGCACGGACATGACGCCGGCGGCCCCCTGCAGCTCCAGCCCCGTGCTGGCGCGCACGATGCGATAGACCGGGCCCGGACGATCCGGAAACTGCACGAGATCGCCTGGCTCCAGCCAGAGCAGCGACGGCGCCATCCCCCCGCTTGCAGCGTCGCGCCCGGCTTCCAGCGTTGCAAGCCGCGCGCGGGCCACCGCTTCGGCCGCCTCCGGCCCGAGCGCGAGCGGCAGGTCCAGCGCCACTGCATGCACATGCTCGGCGTCAAGCCTGCGCGCGCTCGCGGTAAGCAGGCGATAGTCCCGATCCGGATCAAGAGCGCGCACGCGCACATCGCGCGGGGTTTCCAGCCCGTCGGCCCGCTCACGCGTCAGTCGGCCGTCGCGCGTGAGCGCGAGCCGATCCGCCGCCAGCTCCAGCGGGGTCTCCCGGTCGAGATGGAAGAAGGACAACACCCCGTCGCGTTCGCGCGCATCAAAGCCATAGGCCGCCATCAGCGGTTCCAGCACCGCGCGCGCGCTCTGGGGTCCGTCGATGACCAGGCCAGCCACCACGCCATCGAGCCCGGCTGCATCCACGGTCTCGAGCCCGGCCCGCCGGCAGACATCGGCCACGACAGCGGCCAGGCTGGAGCTTGCGATCCGCCCGGTCAGCCAGTGCCCGCGCGCCCAGTTGGCCCCGTCGCTCCACACCGCCGACAGCGCCGGAAACTGCGGATAGGGCCGCGCATCCCAGCACCACAGATGCAGCCGATCGGGATCGATCATGCGCCCGGCATAGAGGCTGGAAGCTGGATTGCGCCCCGCTTCCGGCTGCCAGCGGCCCAGCAGCGCCTCCAGCGCCCGGCGCTGGATCAGATCGTCGCGCGCGCCGGAAGAGGCGGTCGGCAAAGCGCTTTCCACGCTCTTGGGGTCAACGAAGAGATTGGGCTGGTTGGCGCCGCGATCCACCGCCGGCACGCCGCATTCGGTAAACCAGATCGGCTTGGACTGGGCGATCCAGGCGGTTGGGGAAGGTTGCTCAACGCCGGCGACCCGTTCGACATGCGGGTTCGCCCACCAGGCCGCCAGATCCTTCACCCGCCAGACCCAGGGCTTGCCCAGGCTGTCGGTGATGGGGGTGCAGGTCTGGCTCACGCGGTCGGCGGGGCTGGCGTAGAACCAGTCGAACCCCTCCCCGCCCGCCACCTGCGCCTCGAGATAGGCGCGGTCGTGCGGGCCGGGCGCCAGGCTCGCGTCGAGCCCGCCGTCGCCCCCGCGCCAGTCGCCGAGGGGCGCATACCAGTCCAGCCCGACGCAGCTGATCGCGGGATCGCCCCACAGCGGATCGAGCGGAAAGCGCAGGTCGCCCGGCGCATCGGGCGGCGCATAGCCGCCATATTCGGTCCAGTCGGCGGCATAGGTGATGTCACTGTCCGGGCCGAGCATGGCCCGGACGTCGGCGGCGAGCGCGCGCAGCTTCTGCACGGCGGGAAAGCCGCCAGCCGCGTCGCGCACGCGCGTGAGACCCACCAGCTCCGAGCCGATCACGAAGCTGTCCACTCCCCCGGCGGCCTGCGCCAGGCGGGCATAGTGCAGGATATGCCGGCGCAAGCCCCATTCTGCTGGGCCGGCATAGGCGATCGCCCCGTCCGCCACCGCGAAATCGGACGCCTGCGCCGCGCCGAAGAAAGCGTCGATCTGGGCGGTCGCGGCGGCGGTCCGGTCGGCGGTTGCGGGACGGCCCGGCGCCGGATGGCAGGTGATGCGCCCGCGCCAGGGATAGGCCGGTTGGGCGGCGCCGCCCCAGGGGTCCGGCAGGGTCGACGCTGCCGGAATGTCCATCATCACGAAGGGATAGAGGCCGACCTTGTAGCCACGGGCCTTCAGCGCGGCGATGGCTTCCAGCACGCTGTCGTCGCTGGGCGTGCCGCCATAGGCGGGCGCCCCCGCCACCTGGCTCAGAACGCGGGCGTCGCCTCGGGTGTGCCCGCCCACGCGCCAGACCAGCGGGGCGGTGTCCTTCGTCTGGCTCTCCACACAGGGCCGGATCTCGCACTGGCCGGCGCGCAGGTCGGTTCCGAACCAGGACACGACCAGCAGGACGGAGGTGACATTCGGCAGCGCCGCGCCCAGCTGATCCAGCGCGACCTCGATGTCGGCGCGCGCGGCCGAGGCGTGCACATTCTCCCAACTGGCCCGGCCCGGCCCCAGCGCCCGGCGCACCGGCGTGGTGGCGAGCGCGAACTCGCCTGATCCGGGGATGAGACAGACGCCCGTGGCAAGCTGGCGCAGCCCGGCCTGTTCCGGCGGCGGGCGCAACACCTCGAACGACAATTGCGGGATGCGGTCGCCGAAGCGCTCGAGATCGAGGTCTTCGAACACGATATAGGCGAGGCCCCGATAGGCAGGCGCAGCTCCGACGCCTTCCAGCGCCTCGATCAGGGGATCGGGGTCCTGATCGGGCGCGCCGCGATGGATGCGGTGAGCCACGAGGCTCAGATCGAACGGCTCGCCATTGGCCCAGACCCGGCCGACGCCATCGATCACGCCCTCGCCCAGCCCGACCGCGAAAGAGATGGAATAGCGCCGCTCGGTGACTTTCTGGCCTGTCTTGCCGCCGACCCGGCGGGTGCTGGTGGATTCCTTGAACCGCGAGGCCCAGATCACCTGACCGGCGATCCACATCGCGCCATAGACAACCGGCACGCCCGCGCCCTCGGTCGAGGTCTGGACCTGAAGATCGGCCAGTCGCGAGGGCTCGGTTCGGCCGGGGCTCAGAGCGGCGGCGATGTGGCGGTCGGCCACCGCGCCCAGAAGCGCCCCCACCGCCGCGCCCAGCGGCCCGCCCGCCGCGCCGGCAAGGCTGGAAAGAACAAGGCTCGCCATGGCTTCAGGTCTCCGCAAGCGCGAAAACGCGCACCAGCCTCGCCCGCCACCATGCCGTGAGGCTCGATTCAATCACCCCCGCCCGCCAGTGGGCGTGCAGGAACAAGGCCGGCGCAACCATCAGTCCGGCATGGGTCGGCGCGCCGTGGGGCGTTGGCGCAAAGACGAGGAGATCGCCCGGCGCGGCCGCTTCAACGGGCTTTTCGACAAGCCGCGCCATTGCGGCGGCAAGCCAGGCCTGCGCGCTGCGCCCCTCCGGCGCCGCCCAGTCCGGCCCCAGCGCCGGCGCGCAGACGCTCGCCAGGAAGCCCACACAATCGGCGCCCGCGCCCTGCGCGGCCTGCCCGTCCTGAAACGGGGTGCCAAGCCAGCCGCGCGCGCGCGCCAGCAGCGCGCTCATCGCCGCCCCCCGTCGAGCAGACCCGACGCCGGCGGACCGGCGGCGAGCGCATCATTGCCGGGCATATGGGGAAAGCCCTGAAAGTTGAGGGCGTTGGCGAAACGCTGGCGGCAGGTCTCCAGCGTCTTGTCGCAACCAACGGTCACGCGAAGGCTGTCGCCCGGCGCCGGGGCGATCGCCAGCGGGCGATGCAGCTCGAGCATCAGGCCCGCGCCCTCCGGCCGGGCGGACAGGATCGTGCGGCTCTCGCCCGCCGCTGCGCCGGTGAGCACGCGCGCTTGCCCCCGCGCCAGCCCTGCGGGATCGAGCCCGCCAAGGCCAGCGACCTGCACCAGCGCGCCTGCCGCCGTCGTCACCGTGCCTGTGGCGCGCCGGCCGGCGAGGTCCAGATCCACGCCGCAGCGGGCGTCGCCGAGATCGGCGTCGCAGAAGCGCGAATAGACCCGCCCGATTGTGGCGTTCAGCGCGGCCTGAAGCCCCAGGATCTCGGCCTCGAACGCCGAATCGCGCCGCACGATCCGGCCGATCCGCCCCGTCCAGAGCCGCACCCGCTGGGCGACGTCGGCCCAGTTGACGCGAAACGCGGCGACCTCTGCCCCGTCCCAGCGGCCGGCCAGCACGTCGGTTTCGCGCACCGCAGCGCCCGTCAGCGCGCCCAGCACCGTGGCCGAATCGATCGACAGCCCAAGACCGCGTTCGGCCTCCCCCGCGCTCCAGCCTTCGCCGGCCCGGAAGGTCACGCCCTCGAACGCAAGATCGCGATCGTGATCGGTGAAGCCGAAGACCGCCCCGTCGCGCCGCACGACCCGCCAGCACCAGGCTAGCGTCGTAGCGCCCGTGGCGAGATGGTCGGCCAGCGCCGGCGGCAGCGGCCTCATGGCCGGATCTCCACCAGCGGCGCCGACACCGCCCTGCCGGCGGCGAAAGCGTCGTGCGCGATCTCCAGCCGGTCGGCGTCAAACCGGACCGGGGTGTCGAACTCGAAGCCTGCCGTCACCGCCGCCCCCGCCGGCGGCACAGCGCCGGGCAGGAAGGTCACGATGCCGGTCGCTGCATCCAGGGTGAAGTGCGTCCCTTCCGTTTTCGCTGCGCCGGCGACCGCAATCATCACCGTGCCCGCCACCGGCTTGGCGATGGGGCGCAGGCTGAAGCCGCCCGCGTCGCCATAACGCTTGGACAGGGCAAAGCTCGCCTGCGCACCGGTTCCCACGCCCAGGGGCTGATCCAGCGCACTGGGCGTCTTCAGCGGCGGACAGGACTTCCAGTCCATCGGATCGCGGAACCGGAAGCCATGGAGCCTGCCCTTGCGCGCCTCGAAGAAGGCGAGCGCGGCGTGGATATCGTCGATCGAGCGCAGCGCGCCGCCCACGTCATAGCGCCGGCGGCTCTGCGCCCAGGGGCTGTTGCGCTCCTCCGCGCCGGAGGCGAGCGCCACGATCTCGGTGCGGCGCTCCGGCCCGCCACTTGTGCCCAGCGCAAGCGCGATAGGCCAACGCACCTCGTGAAACGCGCTCACAGGCCCCGGCTCCCGCGCTGAACCGCGCGCGCCAGCGCGGTCGCCACCTGGGAGGAGGAGCGCACGATGGATTGCGCATCCGCGCCCGCGCCCACATGCACATGCACGCTCACGCCGCCGCCCGCCGGCCCGATCGAGCCCGCCACGCCCGGCCGGAACAGCTCCGGCCCGCGCTCGCCCACGAGATAGGCGCCGCCTGGCGTCACCGGGCCGCCGCCGGCGCGCGCGCCAGAAAACGCGGCCGAGCCCAGCGCCTTGCCAAGTGCGCTCGCCAGCGGGCCGGTCACGGCCTGTTCGATCGCGATGCGGGACAGATCCGACAGGATGGCGCCCACCATGGCGCGCACCGAGAGCTCGCCCGTGCGCGCCGCCGCGCCGAGCGCGCGGGACATCCGCCGTCCTGCGGCCTCGAAGGCCGCCCCGACCGCGCCGGCCGCATCGCGCGCGGGACCGCTCGCAAACGCGCCAAGCGCCGCGCCGGCGCTGGCCAGGCTTTCGTCAAGCCCGTCCTCAGGGCGTGTGGTCATCTGGTTCTCCATCGGGAAAGGCGGCCATGAGCCGGGCGAGGTCGGCGTGGCCGAAGGCTGGATCGCGGGCGGTAAGCGCGCGCCATTCGGCAAGGCTCAGCCGCCAGAACTCGTGCGGCTTCAGCCCGATCAGAACAGCCGCGCGCAGCGCAGCCGGCCAGTCGAACGCGCTCATGATCCGCCAGCGGCGTGAAACGCCTCGGCGACGGCGCGCGCCGCGTCGGCGGGATCGAGGGCGGCGGCGCGCAGATCGATCGCCGGCTCTCCGGCGCCGGCCAGCAGCGCCTGGAGGATCACCAGAAGATCGGCCGCCGAAGGCCGGGCGAGCCGCGCCTCCAGCGCCTCCAGACTGTGGGCCTGAAACGCTGTCTCCAGCTCCGCCAGCGCCCCCAGCGTGAGGCGCAGCCGGCGCGGCGCGCCCTCCACATGCAGGATCGCATCCCCGCGCGCCCGGTTGGCAAGCCCGCT